GGAAAAAATGAGCTTATACTAATTCGCATAAGCTCCCTGTTTCCTGCTAAATTTATTGTATCGTTTATGGTTTCAAATTCTTCATTTTTGTAACTGTTTTGTATTTGGGGCATTTCTGTAACAACCGGAAATGTATATATTTCCTCACCATTGTTACAACTTAATGTAATATTCACATAACCACCTCACATTACATATTGTTTAGGGCTGCTTTGACCTTTTTGCATATAATTTCACCAAGCATATTAGCATATTCTTCATTTCCTATGACATTGCCTTGTATATTTACGTTTATATGTATATCATTATTTTTATTTAGAAGCCTTTCGGACTTATCAGCCGGTATTACCTGTGAGCCGTTAGGCAGATTTACAATTTCTCCGCCACGCTCATTTATCTGTGCCGGTCCGCCTTTAAAGTATTGTGTACCTAATGCGAATGACGGTATTTGTATTTCCGGTATAACCGGAAATGAAAAACTTTTGCCCTGTATGCTGTTAGGGAGTATATCCCAATCCGGAACTTTAAAAGAGCCAAAATTTGTAAAAGCAGTATTAATTAGTTTTATAATTCCATTTAAACTATTTGTTACAAGTCCGACTATGCCGCCAAATACACTTGACACAATGTCTTTTAAGCCCTGCCAAGCCTTAGTCCAATCTGCCGTAAAAACTCCCGCTACAAATCCCGTCAAGCCACTAAAGAGCTTCACAGCCGTTTCTATTGTAACTTTTATATTTCCAATAAAAACCCCTGCAACTGCTTTTATTTTTTCAAATGCTAAAGCCAAACTTTCAAATATATAAGGTTTTGTTACTTCAATCATTGCACTTATTATAGGTTTAATTTTTTCTGATATAGCACTAAATGCCTTTTTAAATAAATCTGCTGATAATTTAACCGCCGCAGTTATAGCATTAAACACAACAATGCAATCTTCTTTCATTTTCATAACATACGGCATTAATCCTGCAAAAAACTCTTTGATTTTATCCCATAACTTATTTACTGCATTCCTAAATGTTTCACACTTTTTATATAATAACACAAATCCTACTGCAACAGCCGCAATACCTCCCACTATCCAAGTAATGGGAGAAGCTAACAAAGTAGTGTTTAACAATGCAAATGTACCTTTTACCATTTTTATAATCTTTCCAAAACCACTTAGAGCCTTGCTTGCTCCTCCAAATTCTTTTATTGCTCCTACTGCATCACCAAACACATCTTTAAATTTTTTTATTGTGTCTATTGTATTTTTTATACCGTCAGCCAGTTTCACTGTACTTGACACAGCTTTGTATCCAATATACAGCTTTCCTAAAACTTTTACTGTATCCAATATTCCATCTTTGTGTTTAGCTATAAAATTTGTAATCTGCTTAAGCTTATGTATCGCAACTGTAACAGACGGTATTATTTTATTATCAATATAATTTGATAATTTTTCTGTTACTTTGGGTAATTCGCCCGCAAGAAAGTTTATCGTTTTCTTTACATAAGGGGACAGCTTTGTCCCCAGCATAATTTTAAAATCATCAAAAGCCGAGGATAATTCATCAAAACCATATGAGGTTGTACTTGTTACTGTTTTCGTCATATTTTCTAAAGCTTTATCCGAATTAGCTATCTGTTCTGTGAGTTCTGCAAGCTCAGACACGCCATATTCATTTACAGTATTCAACCCGTCCATGAGCCTATTTAAAGTTTCAATGTTTGTTTTACCGCCTATCATGGTAAAATACATATCTTTCTGCTCTTTAGTCAAGTTTTTTGTCTTTTGATTGAGTTCTTCAAGTACCTTTGTAACTCCTTTAAATTCCCCTTTGCTATCAAATGCGGATATGCCTAAGTTTTTCATTGCTTCGTAGCTTTCGCCGCTTTTCTTCTTGAGGTTTATTAAAGTAGAGCTTAAAGAACGACCTGCTTCGCTACCCTCTATACCTCTATTAGCAAGCACTCCAAGAAGTGCTGCACTTTCTTCCGTTGTTGTTCCTAAGCTTTTGAAAGTTCCGCCTACATTTATGTAAGCTTCCATAAGGTCCTGTGCTGTCTGTTTGGATTTATTATTTGCTTTAATAAGCTTATCTAAATATTCCGGCATTTCAGAAGTTTTAATACCTAGTGCAGACATAGAAGCTATTACTAAATCACTTGTTTTTGCCAAATCTGCCTGTGTTGCTTCTGACAGTCTTAATATCGGCATTAATCCCTCCGTACTTTCTTTTATATCCCAGCCAGCAAGGGACATATATCCCAATGCCTCCGCTGCTTCTTTGGCTGTTTTAGATGTTGCTTTTCCTGCCGCCCTTGCCGCTTCTTCAAGTAACTTGTATTCCTCAGTTCCTTGTGTTTTTCCTGCTATTGCGGCAGTATTTGCCATAGCCTGCTCAAATTCTTTAAATGTGTCTAAGGAGCTTTTTGCTAAAGCAACTGTACCTGTAACAGCTGCACCTACTCCGATTTTGGCAAAGCTTTTTGCTTTTTGTTCTATTTCTTCAAAGCCGCTTTTAAAATTTTTAACAAGCAGCTTCATTTCATCAGCAGCCCTTTTTTGTTCTTTTGTCATTTCTTTTATATTTTTATTTACCGTAAAAAGTTTGCTGCTAAAATTATCTTTAAGGTTAAGTATAGTGTTTATTACCTTACTTCCCATCTATTCACCCCTAATCTATTCACCCCCAATCTTTTTATTTTCTATTTCAAAATACTTTACCATAGCCTCTGTTAAAAACATTTTTTCAATAGCACTCATATTTATTAATTCTTCTATTCTGTAACCTCTCACGACATAGAAACTGTATAATTCAAATTCTATGTCGTGCTTCATCAGTTTTTTGCTTCTTCAAGCTTTTCTCCTACTTCAAAAAACTCTAAAAGCTTTGTACCCACTTCTAGTACATCATTAATCGGCAATAATGCCGCAACTATGTCAAGCGGGTCCGTTATCTCGCATTTTTTATGTAGTTCTGCACTTTGAAGCATGTCGCAGCTTTCATAAATAAGCTCAACAAATACAGGATATAATTCAGATACTTTATTATCTTCTATTTTGCCAGCCAATTCTAAAATCTTAACATCTTTTATTTTTTTAAATATCAGCTCGCCGCCTAAGCTTTCAATGTAAATAGCTTTTACTGCCAGTTTTTCTTTATCCCTCTGTAACTTTCTTGCAACTAATTCTTCCAATGTTATTTTTTTATTTTTATCCTTTTCCATATACAAACACCCTTTCTTATATTGCTTCTAAAACTGTATAATCTGAAAATTTAAACGGCATTGACTCCTCTATCAAGCCTTTTGCTTCAAATTTTGCAAGCATAAGTTCTGTAACCACAACATTTTCTATTGCTGTGCGTTCTGCTTTTCCTGTTGCAGGATTATTTAATTTTGTAATTATTTTTATCTCCGGCATTACACCTGTTTTAAAAGCGTCTTTTAACAGGCTTAAAACAGTGCTGTCTATTTTCTGCAATGTTATAGTTCCCTCTCCGTTCCACCCCGTATAGGCTGAATAAGTAGCATATGAACCTACAACATTTACATCTTCAAAGTTTCCCGTTATTTTTATTTCTATGGACTTTATCTGTGATAAAAGCTGTCCGTTAAACCAAACTTTTCCCTCTGTCCCTTTTAATATTTTATTGCTGTCCATTTTTTAGACCTCCCTTTAAAACAATGATACTTCAAATTTTAGATTTTCCATTGCACCTAGTATTTTTATATCCCCTGCAAGGAATACTGTTCTTTTGAAGCTATTGTTTTTAACTGTCTGCTCGTCCCACCCGCTTGCCTCAGTTTTTCCAACTCCAAGCCAAGCGTTTCTTTGTGCTGTTACATCTACATCGGCTCTGTTGTTATAGTTATTATCCAATATGTTATCTGCCGCCAATTCCTTTAGATATACATTTATTGAGCTTATTAAAAGCACTTGATTATCATAGTTGTTTTTGTATTGACCTATATAGTTGGTTTTAAATACATCTTTTATGTCATCAGCTATCATGTCCATAACTTCTACCACATCTATAAATTTCATATCTTCTGTGAGATTTATTCCGTCTATAGTTGTCAGAGAATTTATACCTAAGCCCACTTTTACAGTATCTTCGTCATTTATGAGAATAAATTCTCCGGCATTTAGAGCCTTGTCGGTATCTTCTGTTTCCTGCACCTTTTTTAGGTTGGTACAGTTAAAATAGGCTGCTCCTCTTTGTATATTGCAGGTCGCAAGTAAGCTGATTAAAGACGGTAAATATGCACTTCCTGCCTGTTCTCCTCTTTCGTCTGAAAATGTAACTTTTTCATTTGCAAAGGAAACTATGTGCTTATTGTCTGCTGCTGTTTTATAAACTGCTGCTTTATAGGTTTTACCTTCTTTTTCTCTTGCCTTAATCCAACTTGCTAAGTCAGAATACTCTGTTTCAGTTGCGTCTGCTATTGTAATCCAGCCCGTTTTTGTAAGACTTTCCAGTGTTTTTAATGCTTGGTTTAAGGTTATCTTGTTTGAAATTTCTTCTTCTGTTTCAGCACTCATTCTCACAATTATGCACTTTGACGGTGCAAATGTGAACAGGTCTTTTATATATCTAAAGTTAGTATCTGTATATATTTCGGCTTCAACCTCTGCTGCGTCTTTGTATATAGTATAGCTAAAGCTTTCGTCTGTGTTGTCTTTTATAATTAAGGCTGTAATACCTCTTTGGCTTCGTTGTGTCAAACTGCCGGCAAGCTGCTTGAATGTTGTTTCTATAGTGGGTAATTTTATAGCCATTTAATCTCCTCCATATCTTCTTCAGGTATTTTTTCGGTTTCTTCCAGCAGCTTAAATTCAAAGCTGCATATTAAAACTGTGTCACTTGTTTCATATTCCAATTTCTCAATAAATACAAAAAAGCCTTTTTCAACTTCTATTTTGTCACAAAAAGCTTTTTCAAGTTTTTGCTGTATTTGAAGATTGTCAAGTCTGTATTTTGTTCTATCCCTTGCAAAGTAGTAAATCCTGCAAGTGACCTCTCTTTCTATCAGCTCAGTGTTAAATTTTGAAGCTGTGCTGTCAATATCTACTTTAAAAGAAGGTCTTATAATACTATCCGAGAAATCCTCTGCAACTACTTCTACTTTATTTTCTGTAATCTCTTTGAGTTTTTCAGTTATTTTCTTTAATATTGCTTCATAAGTTATCATAAAACCAACCCTTATTTAATTATCTGCTCAACTATTTCATCAATGAAGCTCTCCACATTAGAAGTGAATTTACTTTCATATTCCTTATAGGCTTCTTCAAAGAAATGTCCGCCCTCTACGAAGCCTAATTCTTTACCGTCATGGCTTACTTTTCTGTGACCGTATTCTAACAGGTGTGTATGCCTTGCACCGCTGTAAACTCTTACAGCAGTACCTCCATTGCCTTTATATGTATATACTTTTCCTCTTTTTATGGCTTTAAAAAGGTGTCCTGTCTTTTTCTTGAATTTCTTTTTGGCTTTTTTAAGTGTCAATTTTCTAAGTGCTGTACCCTCTTGACGCATAAATTTTTTAGTTTTTTTCGGACAATCCTCCTGTGCTACTTTTATAATGTGTTCTTCAAATTTATTCAATTCTTTAAAATCAAATCCGTTATCCATTATTCCATCACCAGCTCACAATAAACCTCGATAATGTCTTTGTTCTTGAAATGCGGGATAAAATACTCAATATCATATCTTTGGTTTTGATACATAAAATACATATCTCTGCTCAAATTTGGAATTGCAGATTTTCTAAGGCTTATTTTAAAGCTTGTTTGTGCAAAGGTGGTATTGCCTGCATTTTCTTTTTCTCTATTGCCTGTGTTATTCATTTTTATTTCTGCCCAGACAGATTTTAAAAGTTTGTATTCAAAATCTGTCTGTCCTATGGTATTTATTATTTTCTCTTTAGCGTATACATCTATTTTGTTTCTCAAGCCTCCTGCATTCACCAAATCACCGCCTACAACAGATTTTTACTATATAACCCTAATGTCATTTCTGCAAAAGGGTTTATTTTGTTATTATTTACCGCAAAGCTTCTATTGTCATACATATCTGACACCAAAACATATACAACAAAAACTAAGTCCTCATGCTCATCTACTTCCTCGTCATTAAGTCCGGTATAAGATTTAATAAAAGCCTTTGCCGCTGCCAGCATTTCAAGCAAATTAGTATTATCATCGGTCCTTAGATAGTCTTTTAAATGGTCTATAGTCAATTCACTAACTTTCATTATTAATCACCGCTTATTCTGCCATTTTTAAGCCTGCAAGCTTTTGTGCGTCTACAATTTTACTGTCAAATTCAACATAACCAACAACACCGATTGCGTGTTTTGTGGCGTATTTTTCAAGCAACATCTGTATTTCAATACCTTGTGCAAGTTTTACATATAAACCGCTTAAATCTCCATATACAATAGCTGTTTCTCCTGCTTCTGCTTTTGGAGCATTGTCACTTATATAGACGGGCTTTCCTAATAAGGTCCAGCCAAAAGATGTGGTTAAGTCTTTGTTAAGCAGGTATTCTCCGTCATTGTTTTTAAGTTTTCTGATTTTCTTAAAGGTATCTTTATTCATAAGCCATACAGCCGAATTTTGATATACAGCAGGTACAGTCATTTGTACATCTATAAGTTCGTCTGCTGTAATAGCTGTAGCACCGGCGGCAGTAACAAGATTTTCTGTTTGAAACACACCTTTATATTTGCTTTCGCTGCCATTTAATAAGGCGTTTTCTAAAAATTCTGCAATGTTTTCAGCTACTTTGTTTACAACGAAGCCTACAAGGTCAAATTCTGTCCTATTCATTAAAGATTTAGAAATAAGCTTTAATACTCCTAAGATATTATTTTCAAGCTTAATATTAGTAAATTTGCCTGCTGTTTCTGTAAGCTCCTCCATATCTTCAACCAACGCTGCACCTGTATCTGTGCTTTCATCATAGACAGGAAATACCAAGTCCCCGCCGACATTATAAATAGTTGCTTTGGAGTAGATAGGAGATAACTCTTTTACTTTTTCTATAATTTTATTTGCAATTATGACCGGAATTATCGCTCCTCCGTTTGCTCCTACATTAAAGGTTCCTGCTGCTCTGCTTTCAACATTCTTTCTTAAAAAATTATCAAAATCTCTGATTTCTTTTTCTTCCTCTGTTGTATATTTTCTTTCTTCTTTTTTAACATTTTCAGCTTTTTCAATGGTCTTGATTGTTTCGTCAAGGCTTCTTATTTCTGCTTCAAGGCTATTAAATTCTGTTTG